ACTTCCTGTGCTTGCCTTCCAATCATCTTTTCAGCTTCTTGGTGCATTTTAACAATATCCTCTAAGGACTTGTCTTTATACTTATCAGGAACTACTTTCTCTACTACAACTTCTTGAGGTTGTTCAGTTTCATTCTGAATCTCTTTAGGTTGCTCATCTGTGATCGTGTCCAAGTTAGGATCAAACGATTCGTTGTCAATAAAAGCCATACTATTATTCTCCTGTCTCTCTTGAGATTATAGGACTATGAAATGTGGATACTAAAAGTACCTACCCGTGATTGCAGTGATTAGTCAGGTATCGCATAAGAGGTTTTCCTCTCTTGCGCTAACTTCTCACTTCTTTTGCGCTCCCATGCATCGTAAGCAGAAGGAAAAGCACCAGAGATACCTTCCAACTTTGAACGAACCATAGAAACAATTCTTGTTGAGTTCTTACCACAGGCTCTACAAGAGAGTTCCCTGACGGTATCATCAACTAATGCTTCGGAGATGTGTCCATCTTCACAAACAAACTCGAACATTCGGCGCATTACTGTGCCTCCTGCTGTAATTGTTCATAAATATCTTCACATGTCTTCTTGCGGTTTAAAAGAAGATCTAGAATATCCAGTTGGCCCTGACGGTAAGATAAAGATTGTGCGTCTTTGACCGTGCGGATATTTTCTAGTTCCTGCTTTAACTTTTCGAGATCTTCCATCAAGAATAACCACCCTTTAGTGGACATTGTTGAGAAAGTCTCTTCATAATATGTTGCGAGTTCCTTATCCATACGGGGAAACTCCTTTCTTTAATTTATCGAGGCTGACGATTCTGCATCTGAGCTACTGCGATACGCTCGTTCGAGTCAATATCTTTCTCTTTAAGCATTAAGTCAGCCAGTTTGATACGTTTAGCAAAATCAGCATCTTGATCGAGGTTAGTAGAAGCGGCTTGTACCACTTTTACACGTAACTCTTCAGGCATAAGTTGAGTTTCAACCATTGTTTGCTGTGCTTCAGCGGTAGTCTTCTGAACTTGAGCCTGTAACAGTGCTAAATCAGCTTGTAACTTAGCCATAACAGCTTCTTGTTGCATCTGTTGCTGCGCTTGTTGCTCAGGATTAGGCTGTGACATCTGATCCAATGTAGAAATAAGCTCTGCACGGTTGCTCAATGAGCTATTCTGTACGATACCTTTGAGAATCAGAGGCAACACAGGAGTATCTGGGCCTAATGTCTGCAACAAAGCAATGAATTGTTGCTGTTCAAACTCACGAGCCAAGATACCCAAGGTAGCTGTGGGAATAAACTTCACATCAGCAGAAGGATAACGCTCGGGATCGAACTGCATATAGCGCCATGCAGCTTTATTGATAAAAGGAATCAAGAAATCTTCTTGGAAATTACTCAAGGTACGCTTGTACTTCTTGATAATACCCGCCATAGCCATCGACATACCGCCTGCACCAGCATCACGAGGAACCGCTGAGGGCATACCTGCCGAGTCAACAGTGCCTGTAGCTTGCAATAACAGTCGCTCATAGTTCTGAGAAGCCGTTACAGAAGAGGTATCAGGAGCACCGAAGCGCAAAGGCATCATAATCTGGTTAGGATCACCGTTAGTCAGGAATGACTTTCCGGGCTTAACTTCAAACTTAGCACCACGAGGCAAACGAGTAGCGTCCATAGCCATCATAGGCACTGCTGTGAGAGCACGAGCATCGCTATCCATACGCAGGCTACCATCAATGGCCTTCTGCATGTTGTAAGCCTTCTCAGCCGTTCCACGTCCCCACACACGTCCGGGTACTGTATCGTCTTGATACACCATGACAGGACGATCCTTCATCATGTAGGGGTTGGCTTCTGCCTTGAGCAGCTTACCGCCGTTAACGATAACCACAATGGCTTCCACCAGTTCAGCGTAATCGTCAGCTAGGGAGTCTTCAGGGAACAGGTCAGCAATTTCTTCTTCGTTCTCTAACTGTTCTAAGTACTCACGGGGAACCAGACCGTAGTATGTGAGCATACGCACACGACCATCTTGGAAGCTTACAGATTCTTCGGTAGCTTCTAAGTCATCGTCAGGGCCATCAGTACCTAAGTCAACCTTACGGTAAATGCCTCGCTCCATGCCTTCCACGATCTTGTGAACAGACACAAACTTCTCAACGGCACATCCCATAGAATCATCTAAGGAAGTAGCGTTAGGATCAATCAGGAAGTTCTTAGGATTAACAGGTACTAACTTAACAGAGATACGATCTTTTTCGGATACACCGATAGCAGCTTGACCCACTACTCCGGGAATAGCCTGAGTAGCAGGAGCGTACTCTTTCTCAGTCTTAACAGCAATCTCACCAATACCTGTACCGTAGATCTCAGCCATCAATTCAATCTGGTCAATAGCTTTCTTAATCTTGTCACGGTTAAAGTCTTCCATCAACTGATTCTTGATCATCTCAACGTCCAGCGGGTTACCGTTAACGTCCTTGATGTCATCCTCAATATCAAACCACTCACCTTGACCAAAGATAGCTTCCATGATCTCAGCGTGACGTGTCTCGATAGCCTGCTGAGTAGCAGGGGAGATGATACGGCTACGCTCTGATTCACGAGTCTTGTCTTCAGCGGCCCATTGACCACGGAAGATACGCTCATACTCTTGCCATTCTGTCAAATAGTTTTGGTCACGGTAGTCGCGCCACTTGTCAGTATGGGAGACAACCCAGTCAGTCAGTTCCTTGTCCGACTCTGTGGGTTCGTCATACTGACTTGTTTCTAAGTTGTCATCCATTGTTTATCCTTGCTAGATACTTAATTGCTTCTTGAAGGATTAGTTGATTATCTTTAGCCATACCTAACAAAGTGTTACAGTGCTGGCACAAGAGTCCTCTGACTTTTCCTGTGTCGTGGCAATGGTCTACAAATAAACCACGAGCCGTGTCATCTTCATGTGTTTTACAAATAAGGCAAGAAAACATCTGTTCTTCCCGCATCTCATTGTATTCTTCAAGGGAAAGCCCATAAAGAGCCTTCAAGCTATAACGCCGTGACTGTTCTTTATTGGCTCGATAGTGTTTCCGAAAAGATTCCTTTTCTTCATCCTTTTTATCTTCGTACCGAGCCATTCGTTTCTCTTTGGCGCAATCTTTACAATAAGAAGAAAGTCTATCTACTTTTGATTCATCTTTGTAAAAACAAGACTCATCTTTTATTTCTCTACATTTAGGACAAGATTTCATCAATAGCCCACCGTTACATCATAAACATCAAAATCGTCTTCTTCGTAATCAGGTACAAAAGAATTTAAACAAAGCTGCTCAATATACGCTAAAGCGTCTACTAAGTCATCATGTACGCCTTTTGTTGGAAATAGTAAAAGCTGGTCTTCAAAGTCTGTCCAATCACCATCTTCGTTGAGGGTGACTTTGCCGTGCTCCATACGCCCTTGTAAGGCCCATATCACACGATCAGTCTTCTTCTTATTCCCGTGAGTCAGTGTCTGGATATGAGCATAGATATTGTACTGACGCATCATGTCTTGCAAGATGGTCAAGGCAGCATTCTTAGCTGTACCTCTTTCAATACCGATAGACAAAGGTTGGTACTCTTTGATAACTTTAAGGATACGCATACAGGTATCTTTAATATCCCAGCGTCCATGCTCAATCTTGTCTACCCACCAATCACCTGAATCAGTTACCTTAACGACAGCAATGGCTGATTCGTCTAATCTCTTCTTGTTCTGGGAACCACCGGATATGTCTTCAAAGCCTGCCAAGTCAATAGCGATGATGTATGAACCACCTGAAGGCTCCGGGCCTTTCTTGATCCATTCCTCTTTGAAGATGTCAGATCCTGCGGTATCGAAGCTAGACAGGTATTCCTGTTTAAAGGCAAAGCTACTCAAGGTACGCTTGGCTGCTTCAATCTCTTTAGGGTCAATAGTCTCGTTATCAGCGGTAGTCTTGTGCCAACTCTTCCACTCTTCGTCAGATCCATCCTTGCCTAGTTTAAAGACATCGTAGAACCAGTTACGACCAGACGGAGTAGAGATAAACAATGCTCTACCTTTCTTGTCGGACAGAGAAGCTCGGATAACCTTCTCCCAGATCTCTTGCTTAATGAAAGCACACTCGTCCAGCACGACATAAACCAAAGACACTCCTCGCAGAGAGTCCGGGTTGTCAGCGCCCCTGACGAGTATCTTTCGACCATTAACCAGAGTAATCTCAAGGTTGTTAATGTGTGAGGACTTGATGACTGGCCTACCAAGGTCATGTAACAAGTCCCAGATAATAGTTCTAGCCTGTCCAAGGGTAGGTGCTATGTACATCACAGCAGAGCCTTCAGGACAGTTTAAAGCCTCTATAAGCAGTGTTACAGCAGACAGCCTAGACTTACCACAGCGGCGACCAGCAGCTACTACCTTGAAACGGGTAGTGTCTTTAAAGACCTCTTGCTGCCAGTTCAGTAATGCAAAGTTAAGTTCAGCAGAAGCGTTAGACATCAATTATGTCCTCATCGGTGCTTACAATAGGTTGGTTCAAGCCAGTGATATTGATACTAATCTGAGGAGTACCACCACCCTGCTTTGCAGTCTCGAATGCTGAGACAGGAACAATCCTATCGACAATCAGCTTCCATGCAGCAGCTTGGTTCTTATGCTCATCGTTAAGTGCAGCATCGTATATAGCTTCTAAGACCTTAGCACTCTTAGGTGAGTTAAGCATACGTAGCTTGTACTCATTGATGATAGCAGCCTCTCCTTTAGGACGACCTACTGATCTACTTTCTTTGATTTCTTTAAGCTCAGACTTCTTTGGTCTACCAGCTTTGCGTTTAGTTTCTTCTTCTTCATCCATATGTCTTTATCCTTTCTTAGGGAGACAACCATCTAGCTATAGACAAAACATTTAGTGTCTTAGACAACAACTATGCTTAAAGTACTTTAAAGGAACGTAGAAGTTAAGAACTTACTAAGTTAAATATTATAAGTACTTGTTGTAAGTAACTTATAGTATGTAACTTCTAAGCTTAGACATCTAGGTACGTCTACATTCGTTGTATCCAACTGTGCAGATTCGTCTTAGCAACTTAAGAGTCCATCACCTTCTTAGTTACTTTACTTACCTTCTATGTATATTATACCACGGAAATGTGGATCTGTCAAGCTTTTTCTTCATTTTGTTACAATTTATTTCATATGTTACATCTTAGCCTACCAGTCTAGACCTCTAATGTTCGCCATTATAGACATTTCTACTAAGATTTGTCTATCTTAGCTTAATTCCTTATATGTCAACTACTTAGCGCTTTAAGCAGATAGTTATAAATCATAACGAATTAGTCTTATTTTTACCCTTCTGTGAACTTCAGAGGCTCTCGCAAGGCCTTGGCCTAAGAACTTTTCCTTCACTTACTTTTTTGTGAACTTTGTAGGCTACAGCAACATTAAACTCAGAAGCAACACCCCTCCCCCCTTACTGAACAGTCACAAAAGATACTTATAAGTTATAACTATACTAAACAATCTAGTCTCTGACTGAACAGTCTAGTCTCTGACTGAACAGTCTAGTCTCTGACTGAACAGTTTAGTTTGTCAACACTATAGGTAGTGTCTGAACTGGTCAGGTACACTATAGGTAGTGTGTGCGTAAGGCGATGCAGTTGCCTACAAAGTATATTTGTCAGTTACAACGTATACTTACAAGTTACAATGTATACTTGTTAGTCACAATCTAACACATCAAGTTATCCACAGGTTATAAAGTTATCCACAGTACTGCAAAGTCCATGCCAGAGTTATGCACAGGTTATCAGTCTTATATAAGACCTGAGATTGTGGACAAGTAGCACTAGCACTGTGGACAACTATTTCCAAGGGGTTAGCCTAGGGTACAGGTCACAGGGCCTTGTAGGGCCTTTAAAGGGCCTTGCTGAGGATTCAACATAAATACAACAGTCTGTTACAATTTGTTACAATTAAATGCTTGAAAGTTCTTGACATTCACAGTCACTGTGTTACACTACATTCATGGAGTCGGGAAAGGCCTGACACCACAACTAAGGAAACCATCATGAAATTCACTCATTCATTCGATATTTGGTCTGTACCCGTTGACCTGCTTAAACATGCTCAACCCGGACAATGGGTCTATGCTGGCACTAAGGACAACAAGGGCAGGTTTCTTGGTGTTAAGAGCACTGGCACTGTTGTAGTGGCTTGGCAAGGCAACACTCAAGCAAGGTCTGACAAGGCTGGTTATATCAAAACTCTCCGTTCATACGCTAAAGCATAAGGAAATCATCATGAGAAACAAAATCGAAGACATCATTGTGACCATTCTCTGTCTTGCAGTCTTTGCAGGTTGGGGTGTCTTGCTTGCTCTAGGAGTCTAATATCATGAAAATCAATGAAATCATTAACGTGACCATCTACGGCAAACAGTATGCCGCCAAGGTCTTGAAAATTCATCCTTTCGGCACTGTTGATGTGGAGTTGCCCTCTGGCAAATGCTTCCGCATATCTGGTCTGTCCTTTTAATGACCCTGTACTGTGAAGGGTTTTACTGTATCAAGTAGAATCCTTTGCAGTGCACTGTCGCACTTGTTGGAGTAAATATCATGCAATCAATTTTCTACGTTGAGATCACTGACACCTATGGCGAAGATGCTAATTATTCATGGGTTAAGAGGTTCAAGGTTCACGCATCTAGTGCTCTTGGCGCGATTCGGAAAGTAAGTATGGAAACAGGTTTGAATTTCCGTAAAGAATGGGATTCAGGCGACTTGACTAGATATGATTCGACTCGTTGTGCTGTCTGTGCTTTTCTGTCAGGATATGAGGATCAAGCAGAGCATTACTTAGGCGTGAAATCACTGTAATGATTGTAGTCTGATGCATTGTCGTGATACAATGCATTGGAGTGCAACTATACAGCACTAAATCCCGCCTGTGATGTACAGACACAACTTCAAAGGTTTACACCATGAAAACTACTGTTGACTTCAACGACTTTCGCCATGCCTTCAATGCTATTCGTCCTGATAACTTTAGCCGTGAAGGGTTAGAACAACTGTTCGATTATTTCGAGTCTTACGAACAGGACACAGGCGAAGAAATCGAATTCGATGTGATCGCCATTTGTTGCGAATACAGTGAGCAGTCATGGCAATCTATTGCCTCTGATTATGATGTCGATGTTGAAGGCTTAGACGATACCGAAGCCAAGCAACACGTAATGAACTACCTGTGTGATAACACTTCGGTCATTGGCGAAACTGCTGATGGTTTTGTGTATCAGTGCTTTTAAGGGGTTAACCATGATCGACCAAAATTCACTGGCATCCGCACTCTTTGATCTGTATGATGTACGCAAAGCATTGTCCAAAAGAATGTTAAACAAGCCCAAGGATGAAGATTCAGTGTTCACAATCGGGGATTGTCTAGACGATGTAATCTCTTTCCTTGAATCTTTAGAGACAAAGGTGCAACCATGATCAACTTCACCCAAGCCCAAGAAAAAGCCATCACGATATGGGCTAATGAGAAACTAATGGACATCTTAGATGGTGCGCCCTATGATGGGGATGACTGGTACATGGTGGACAGTACCATCCCTGAATTAGAGGGTAAGATTGATATTAACATTTATGACGATGAAGAAGAAAATGGTAAGGTTATTATTCGATGTGTCGCTTATGCGATAGTTAACAATGAAACCAAGTGTGATGCTTGGGTCAGCATCTTTTAAGAGGTTAACCATGAGATACGAAGTCCAATTCAGATCCTCTGGCATAGTGGCATTCAGTGCCACTGAGAAGGCAATCTGTCAGCACTGGTACGACTGTAACAACTTTGGCCCTGAGATGGCCTATTGTGACCCCGAGACAGGGGAGATTGTCCCTGACAAGTGGGTGAAGGGTGAATGTCTTGAATTGTTCAAGCTGGTGAAGGTGTCATGATGTGGCCCTTCCCTGCTTTCCCTAATCCACTCGATACAGGCCATAAACAGCCTAAATTTAACCCTTCAAACCATGAGGATGCACCTTTGTGAAGACAATTATCCATGTGAACCAACACGCCATTAGACGCAACATCAAGGCAGAGGTGAAAGAGCCTGTCTTGACTGTGAAAACCTACAAGTCAAACACCTATGCTCACGAGGTGAACATTAAAGGCCCTTCGAGGCTTGTTTATTCCCCTGACAAGGCTTTGTCTTGTGGTGCTCGTGTGTGGCTTGAGACTGAATCAGAGGTGGAGATTATCAAATGATTAAGATTAAACAATTTGTATACACTTTGAGAGGCTGTGAGTTCTATGGACTATGTGAGATACAGTCTATCGAGTCATTGCCTTTGATCGTTCGATGCACTGACCTGTATCTGGAAGGATACCGAGACGATAACCCTCCAGACATGAGGGATATTGTAGACTACCAGATTATCCTTGACATTGAGGATATGGTACGAATCGAGGCTGAGAATGTTTAAGAATCATTGGATTGCCTTGGGGATAGTACTTTTAGCTTATATGTTGGCAGGATACTATGATTCGATGGCTTATTGAGTTAATCCTACCATCAAGGAAGCATTAAATTAGAGAGCAAACTCTAAAATAAGTGTTGCATAAGTGTGCGTCATATGATATAATACTGTGTGACATTTTTTAAGGAGATCACAATGCGCGATGAAATGGATAGATTTTTGGAAAAAGTGAGTAAGGGACAAGACGAAGAAAAGGATTGTTGGACATGGACTGCCTCAACGTACCGAGGAGGTTATGGGCATTTTCGGCGCTTGGTTGGAGGTAAATGGAGGATGTATAAGGCCCATAGATACGCCTACGAAGCGTTTAAACAGCAATTAGAGCCGGGATTACAGGTCTGCCATACCTGCGACAACCCTTCGTGTGTAAACCCTGCTCATTTGTTCTCTGGAACAGCGAAGCAAAACATGGAGGATAAAGTTAAAAAAGGACGGGGAGGAATCCCAAGAAATCCTAAACACAACTTGTTGAACAAGGAAATAGTAGAAAAGATGAGAGACGATTACAAAAATGGAATGAGTCAAGCGGAGATACACGTTAAATACAATCAAAGTAGACAACAAGTATCAAGAGTAGTTAACAACCAAATTTGGAAATAAGAAAGAGAGCAAACAATGACCCGCTGTGTAATCTGTGATAAGAACTTGAAAGACCATGAATCGGTGAGGAGACATGGCCTAACCAATGAATTCTTGGACTTGTGTGATGGATGCTTGAGGGAGATTCCGGGATTACCTACGAAGGGAGGACAGGGGTTAGACAATGCCAGTGATCCTTTCGAGGATGCTGATGACCTTGTGGAAGTGGACTCTGTTACAAATTGTTACAACTTAAACGATGAGGATCATTGACAGTTGAACAACCAGTGATACAATATCTGTATAGACACTAAGACATTTCATAGAAGTTAACCTACTAACAGTTACTTAGTAAGTTATACATTGTATGTCTTTACTCTATAGTCCTTTAAAGTCTATATATGAGGTGTTAAAATGAGTGAGTTATCTATTGACATGATGAACATTGAGGATGATGTCCTACAAGCTGAATGTTGGTATCATTCTGTGATTGATGATGTGGCTAGTCTTATACGTGCCAATGGCTACGATAGGATCATGTTTGATGTGATGTGTGCAGTAGAACGAATGGAGAACAAGGAATGATTGTCTCTCTGTTTCTTGGTGTGTTAACCTTGTTGAGGATGGTGTTGAAATGAGTAAAGATAATCCTTTTGCATTAGTCGTAAACGTGGAGAACTCTAGGTG